CACATCCGGGAACTTGGTCTTGAGCGCCTTGGAATCGACGCGCATTGATGTCTGCGGCTTGTACAGAACACGGAACCCCGGAGCGGTCGCGCCGGCACGATCCTGCAGGAGCCGCGTCGCCTCCTCTTTCACCGACTCCATCGCCTCCTCTGCTTCGTCGCGAACGTCGCGGAGCTGCAAGTACTCCTGCGCCAAGTCGGCCAGCGCCGGGATCTCGGCGTCAGTGTCGTCAGCGTCCACCGCTTCAAGCAGCGCAACGCCTTGGCACGAGTGCCGCCACTCGCAGGACTGGCAGCGCTTATCTGACACCGGCAAGCGGTCGGGCTCGCCTTCGCCCTGGGCCATTGCCCAGAACTGCGCCACCATCTCGCGAACAAGGTCGAACGCTTGCGCGTCGAAAGTGACCTCGAAGTGATCGAACCGCCAGTTACTCGGTTCGAGAATCGCGAACGCGCCCCAGCGGTAACCGGCGTGGCCCATATACCACTGGATCTGAAGTTGGTACGAGAGCGGTAAGCCTTCCTTCTGGAACTTGCGGAAGCTCCGCTCATTGGCCGACTTCGTTTCGAGGATGCCGGGGCCGCGCGGGTCGTTCAGGATGATGCGGTCGGGTTGGCCGATCTCGTATTCCCTCTGCCCTTGGATAGTCTTGCGGCGGCGCACATCGTTGCCGGTCTTCTCGCAGTACTCCTGCACGATGAGAGGTTCCAGCTTTGTGCCGCGAATTAGATGTCCTTTGAACTCGATGGCGTAGTCGGGCTCGATGCCTCGCTTCTGATACCAGAGCTTCCGAGCGCATCCGTATGGCGGGGCGTTGACTACGCTACCGATGTCACTCCCGCCGATGTGTTTCGTTCTGTCCATGTTTCCTCGTTGAGACAATACGGGGCCGCTGCGCTGCGAGAGCGCCGCTTCGTTGGTTTGGCCCCGATGGACCGGCCTAGGGTTCCACGCTTTCCACAGCGCACGAATCCGGTTAGCGACTTAACGGCGAGCGCCTCGTTTTTCGTAAGTTAGGCCGATCTATCCGGACCAAGCCGGATTAGTTCCAGAATTGAAAGATATTGACGCCGATGGACAGCGCCAGCAGGTACGCTTGCACGTCGTTCCAGCGGTCTGCGCGCTTCACGCGGGCTTCAAGATGTTCAATAGTGTTGGTCATAGTTCTCCTCGGGATTCCCCACCCTCCGGCTAGCCGAAGCCAGCCGGGCCGGGTCGGGTGGGGGCTGTTACCTAAACACGTTCGAGCTAAATCCGCCTACTCCTTCTGTGATTTATGCCCTGTTACGCTGGGCGCGTGGCGTGAAGCCAAGCCGGGGCAAGCGGCCCCCGCTTCGGTTCACGGCTTGTGAAACGCCGCGCGAAGTATGGCGTAGGCGAGTAACTGGAGTATTGCGACATCTAAACGAAACCACTGCTTGTGCTTGCACGCCTGATATCCGCTCTGGCCAAACAGAAAGCCTACTGTTGTCACTACCAGCAAATACACCACTTCACTTTGCACGCTTCCCCTCCTTCTGCAACGCCAACCGCAGCTTCTCCTGCTCGTTCCGTTCCTCGACCACCACCGCGCCGATGCGAATGTAGTGCTCGATCATGGCCTTGGCCGTGGCTTGGGAGTCGATGGCGCGGCGGGTCACTGGCGCACCTGCCAGGCGAGTTGCAGGCCCACCGCAGCGTTGAACACCAGCACTGCCGCAACCCCGCCGAACGCCATCCGCTCGAACAGGTACAGGTGCGGGGTCGCTAGAGCGTGATAGCCGCAGGAGACGCCACCGGCAAGCATGGCGAGGGCCATGAGGGCGACTACGATGGCCGCCTTCACCGGGGCCTCCCGATGCCCTGCATGTGGTAATTGATCGTCAAAATAGCTTCCCGCACGCGCCGGTCTATCTGGGCTTCGCTGGCCGTTAGCCCGCAAAAGATGCAGGTGTCGCCCATGAAGCAATACTCGTGCCTGCCTGGGATTCCCAAGTCTTCTTTCTTCTTGCAATCGTCTTCGCTAACCCGTGGTTCGATCACCGGGGCCTCCCGATGTCGCAAATGATCAGATACCCGAAGCCGATCACCAGCGCCATCGTAAACGCAAACTGGATCACCTCGCCGGGTGGGATATTGAGGAGAGCGGAGGTCACGCCGCTACCTCCGCCGCCTGCAACTGAGCGAGCCGCATTCGAATGTACTGCGCCTGGGTGAGCTTCAGTGCAGCAGCCTCGGCCTCTACCCACGGCACCTGATCGGGCTCCAATGACACGCAAATACGTTTTGTACCGTTTTGCGCCGTTTCGTTACGTTCTGCGTTCATATGACAACATTACGTCAGGTGACCGCCGGTTGTCTACAAAAATTACGAAACAAATTTTGACCGGCGAAAATTTTCCCCTGAAACGCAAAAGACCCCGCGCTAGGCGGGGTCATGCGGGCACGGGCGGCGGCGAAGGCGGGCCGATACCACAGCGCCGCACCGCGGGCACGGTGCCAGCTTGGGCGGCTTGCCTGGTGGCCGCTTGCGGCGGGCCAGTTCGGCTTCGAGGGCTTCGCGGGGGATGCGGGAGAGGTCGGGGAGTTTAGGGATAGGCCTCTGTGGGCAATCGCACGCCCCGCTGCGCAAGCATCTCAACCAACAATTCCGCGCTCATCCCGCCGCCGCAGTTAATCGCGGCAAGGCAATCGGCCGATGTGCCACGCGGTTCATCGGTGGCGTGGGTGTAGCCGTCCGTTCCTTCCCAGAAGGTCATGTCCTGTTCGTGGGTGCATTCGTCGCTCATGATTGCAGCGATGCGCTTGATGTCTTCGGTAGTCTTGAGTATCATGGTTCTCCGGCCTCCCAGCCGGTGGATTAAAACATTTTGTTGATTGCTGTTGGACTAGGCCGGGCGGCTAGCCCGGCCTTTTTCATTTACGCCGCTTCGAGCAGCTTTACCGCCAATGCCGTCCAGCGCACAAGCGCTTCGCCGGTGGCCTGATCGTCGCGGCGCCCCTTCAGTATGTCGATGATGGTTCCGGCGGCCAAGGCCTGCGCCTTTGCGGTCGCGGCATCAATGCGGGCGATCAGCGCCGTGGCTTTCGGATTGTCGGCGGGGATCATCGCCTTCCATGTCGCTACGCCTTCGGCATACTGCGCCATCAGGTCGGCTGCATATTCGATTTGCTTAACAGTGCCAGTCATTTGCTTGATCTCCTCTACACCTCCAGAATACACATACTCCACAGTATGTGCAAGGGAAAAACGCACGCCCCAAATAAAAAAAGCCCCTGCCGGTTAGGGCAGGGGCATTTTGCTGACGTCGGGAATATGGTCTACAAACGAAAAAAGCCCCCGCCGGTTAGGGCAGGGGCTCGAGTATCTACGGCAGTGCGGGCTTTACCACGTCTGAATTTGTACGCGCTTCCACGCGCCGCTGGCAGTGCAGAAATACAGATAATCCACATCCCCGGCGATGGTTCCTGCCGTACACGCTGCCGCCGCTGAGGCTGGAGTCGTCGGGCCAACGACCAGAGACCAAGGCACCCAAGCTGCGCCGTTCCATCGGAGCAGTTGCCCCAGAGATGCGCCCTGCTGCCGGATCTGCGACGGCAGAAACAGCACGGTTGGCGTCGGCACGGTCGTGGAGCGGATCGCGCGGATGGTGGTCGCGCCGGTCGGGACCACCCAGGTTTCTGACCAGCCCGCGCCACTCGTGGGCGAATAGCGGGCCGTGTACGACGTCCCGGTGGGCGTGATGGCGTCGTTGGGGTAGAGCGTGATACTGAACGCGCCGTTCGCCACGGTCACAGTCTGCGACCAGCCGGAGAGCGTTTCCGAGCCAGCGTACAGCGGCTGACTCGTCGCCGGGTTGTTCAATGTCACGACGACCGCACCGCTCCAGTTGCCGCCCATGGGCGTTTTGATAGTGTCGGTGATAGTCACGGTCGTCTGCGCGTGCAGCATCGCCCCGGCAAAGGCCAGGTAGAGAAGGTATTTCATGGGTGGGGCTCCTATTTGTTCGTTTCCGCGTTGACCTTAGCCAATGCGTCGGTGAGGAATTTCGGCAAGCGCCAGCCAGCGCGGCCGACGTTCTCGGCGATGCTGATAAGTTCAGTGGCACAGAACCAAGTCGCCATCATGCTTGCGAGGTCGAAGCCGATGGGATGGGCTGCAACAAAGGCATGAATCGCGGCGATCAACAGCAGCGCCACGGCCTTTTTGACGAATCCTCGGCGCGATACGTCCGACGACACCGCGCCGGAGGACCACGCCACGAGAAAGCCCGTAGCAAAGTCGATGGCTTGCAGGATCAGGAGTGCTTGCAGTGCCACGCTCATTGACAGAAACACCCCCATTAATGCGCCCGGTAGGGCCAGGATCATCTTTTTCGCTGCGGTCATTCCGGCTTCCCTCCCACGGCTTTCGTAATCAGCACCTGGAACTCAGCGAGCTTCTGCATCGCGTCGGCCAAGGCTTCCTCGTCGATGATTTCCTTCCCCGTCAGCCGCTCTACTTCGCGGGCCATCAGCGGGGCGGACCATTCGAGCGTGCGCATGGCGTTCTGCAGCTTCTCCGGGCCACTGCCGCCCGCCTGCTCCGCGGCGGTCACCGCGCTGTAGACCGTCTGCGCCAGCGCATTGAGCGGCGGCGGCGTGAACATCAGCGCGATGGGCGCGGCGGTCTTTACCCCGCGCCCCAGTTTTTTCAGCCAGCCCCAAGCCATTACGGCCGCTCCAGGTCGTTGTACACGCGCCGGTAGCCATCCTCGCCATTCACGGCAATCTGGTAGGCGGCGTCGTGGACCTCGATCATGCGCTCGAACGTGCCCATGTCGTAGCGGAGGTGCAGGTGGATTGGCTTGTCAGGCGGGAAGCCTTCGCGGACCATCTCTTCGGCGTCGAAGTACGTCTCGCCGAGCCCGCCACCGTTAGCGATCAGCAACGGCGTCGGCAGGCCCATGCCGTTGCGATACCGCATGGACTTCGCGGAAAGCTCCTCGGCGAGCAACCGGCCCTCCTGCACGGTGGCCGTGTCGGTGTCTAGCTTCCCGGCGAAGGTCGCCTGATATTTCTTCAGAATGTCGGGCTTGCCGACTTTTACGATGCGATCAAACATTTTCAGTCTCCAATGTTTCAATGGTTTCGGGTTCGCCAAACGTAGCCGCCAAGAGCCATATCTGCCGCATGTCGTCATCGGCCACACGCAAGCATCCGAACGTGGGCCGCAGGTATGCCCAAGCCGCAGAGCGTCCCGGTGCCCCGCCGTGCAGCCAGATGCCGGAGCGTTTCGACGCCCGCAGCGCGTCCCCGCTGATCGGGTTCATGGTTATGACCGCATGTACACCGTAGGTTGACGCCGGAGCCACTGGGCCGCGCTTCCCGCACTGCCACAGCCCCGTAGGCGTGTCGCCGAACGGCAACAGAGGGTTCCTGGTCGGGTTGCCTTCCTGACGCGCCCTTGCGTTGTCGGAGCGGCCCAGGACCGGGCAGCGGTGGATTACCGCGCCATCGTCGAGGGCCACGAGTTCGCCGGGGATGTCGCGATTCTTGGGGAGGGTTGCGCGGAGGATCACGGCTTCACCCGATAGTGCGGGACGCGCCGCACCCCGGCAGGCGTCTGGACTTTGAACTCGCGCATCTCAACGCGGCCCGCCGGAATGCCGGAGGAAAGCAGTGTTGACGTATGCGGGCGGCTCAGGCTCCAGGCTTCGGCCCACTGTTGGCAGGTTCGCCAGCCGTCCGGGACAGTTTCGACGCTGCCCGAGATTTCGCGCCGGAGTAGGGCGAGGGCTTCTAGAGCATCCATCGGACATCCTCCTTTTCGCCGTGCTTGCAGTCCCAGGATTCGAGGTATAAGTGCGAGTGCGTGTCACTGAAGTAGCCCCAGACCATGCCGTGCTTCCAGCGAAGCGTATTCCGCCGATCTGCCGCATAACCGAACTTGTCTGGGTCACCCATCATTCCGACGCACCACGCTTGATCCGCTTCAGTATTCCGAGCGATAGCAGTTCCTGGGACGTGGAGATGAGCAATTACACAGCGCCCATAGGCCTCGGCGTGATCCCGGATGGCCTGCTCGTTGTACATCCAGCCGTGGCCCCAAAGCGTCCCGCCGAACTCGTGCCAGCCGCCGCGCTGCCGGTAGGGCTTGACGATTGTTCCATTCTCCCGATCTACTTCGGCCAAGTCGTTGAACAGCGCCGATGCTGCAAAGCGGATGATCTTGTTTGGGTGATTCGATAGCTTCGTCACCCGGTTGTCGTGGTTCCCGAAGCAACGATGGGTAGGTTGGTACATCTCCAACCAACGCTTGGACGCCGCGAAGTCTTCGACCAGATCCTGGTCCAAGTCTCCGGCCCCGGCCCCAGTCCGGAACGCGGCCCAATCGTTGATGTCGCCGAGATCAAGCGAGACGTCGGGTTCGAACTGCCGCTTGAACTCTACGACGGCAGCAGCAGCAACCGGGCATATCAATGGGCCGTGAGTACAACCCACGGCCATGATCTTGCGCCAGGAGGACATCGGCTACGGGACCGCCACCTTCGCCGACTCCCGCAATTCCGTCACCTCAACCGCCACGATCTCGACCTCGCCCAACACCCAGCCCGCGCCGGATTCATACGTTTCGTGGGCGTCGGTGTATTTCACCAGCGTGTCCAGGTGGCCGTCCTTGCGGAAGGTCATGGCGATGCGATAGGCGCGGATGGTCGGGTCGGAAGACCGCACCCATACCTGCTGGCCCTTCTCGTTGGGGAACATTGTTGCGCCGGTCGTCTTCCGCAGCATCGGGTAGTCGATGCACTGCACCCGAACGTAGCCGGTGGCCGTTTTCGTTTCGCGACCGCAGAGGTCGGAGGGTTGCGCGGAGGCCACCGCAGCCCATGCGAAGCACGCGGCCAGAGCGATGACCGCAAACGTGAACAGGTCAATGAGGAACGTCCGAATACTCATTACTTCTTCACCTCCGCCTTCGCCTCGGCCTTCTTCACCGACGCCGTGGCCTGGTCGAACTGGCACGCGGCAAGGTCGATCCCAGCGCGCTTGCAAGCGGACTCGAAGACCTTCTGCGCGTCGGCCTGGATGTCTTTCTTCTGGCTCTCGAGCAGCGCCAGCTTGAGTTGCGCGTTTTCGAGGGCGAGCTTTTCCTCGTTGGTGAGCGGAGTCTGCCCGAGGGCAAGCGCCGCAATGGTCAGTGTCAGTGTGATGGTACGCATAAAATCATTGCGCCTTTGCCGCATCGAACAGGGCCTTCCGCGCCGTTTCGATAGCAGTTTCGCGGGCTTTGAGATCGTCGATCAGCGGCTTGAGTTGGGAGGATGGATACAGCAACGCGAGCTCCTTCGCCTTCTCGATTACGAGGGCGCGGACGTACAGCGCGGGGTTCGCGAACTTCGCGCGGCAGTTGATCTTGTTGCCGTCGGCGTCCAGGTCGCATGCCTGTTCTGCCGCGATGGACTGCTGCAGAATCTGCAAGCCGGCTGCGGCTGGTGGGCCAGTGATGACAGATTCATGCTTCGTCCCGTCTGGCATTGTGACTACGATGCGAAGCGCGGACTTATCTTGGGCAAGCGCGAACGCCGCGAAAATTAAGAGTAGTAGGGTGGTACGCATAAATCTTTACCGGGCAGGTTCCCAGATGTAGGTCACCGTGAACGACGGTTCGCAGTGGATCGGCACTTCCAGCGTGTTAAGCCACGCAGCCATTTTCACGACCAGGACGTGATCGGCTTCGAGGAGTCCACCAGCTGAAACATCATCGTTAAACGCAGCGCGGGCTGGCTTGCCGCTCGTTGCTACCTGGACATAGAGCATCGTGTTGTCTGCTGCCCAATCGGCGCGAACGGAGCCATCAGGCGCGGTCGTGGTCAGCCCAAATAATGCGCCCGCGTAACCCATGCGGTAGTCTGCCGCCTGAAGGCGTTTCGGCCATATCAGGAAGTCGCCTTGAGCCTTCAGGATTCGTACCCGATGGCCTACTGGCGGCTTGAACGTGATCCGGTGCAGGGTGTACCCCGCACGGCCCCAAGTGTCCTGTCGAGTGTCGAGGTCGCCGAGGATGTCCGATGAAAAGTTTGTCGCCAACATACACGGCGCTTGGCGCGTGCAGGAAAAAGCAGGAAGAGAAAACAGGAGTAAGAGTAGTATCATCACATAGCCACCTTGCGAGTTGCCCCGCCGTTGCAAACTTGAAGTTCGTTCGTATCGGTCCTAAAGCCGATCCACCCATTAGTCACGCCAGAACAGGAAGCGTCACCGCCAGAGAAGGTGCGGATGTAGAAGTTGCCCGACCCGACGAAAATGGTTGAATTCGTGCCTGATGCCGTCGATATGCCGCCGTTGGCCGTGATTGCGCCGCTAAACGTACCGGTGCCAAGGTTGGTCAGATTCCGGCTGCTGTCCATCCACTGAGTACCGTTCATAAATGCCGAGGTGGACAGGTACAGCGTTCGCCATGGCGTACCGGAGTAGCCAAGATCTCCGTTACTACTGCCGACGTCCAGCGGGTACA